GCCTGATGATGCTCCTGCAGTGTGTGCTCGAAGATCTGGGCACACGATGTAGCACAAGCACCACTCTTGATCTCAAAACGATCAAGAGACGTGTCGAACACGAAGGAGAGATGTCCTTTTTGGGCATCACTCTGGCTAACTTTGGAAAAGACTTCCAAAAAAGTCTTGACCAAGGTTATGTCGGTCACGACCAGTTTCTGGGTTTCACCAGATCTGGCGGTCTCCCCCGATTCCTCGGAGGTTTCCTTGACCAAGTGTTCGATCGTAAGTGTGGACGATTGCTCGACGAACCCAATGTAGACTCGATCTACGCCATCCGTCAGCTAACGCTGATGTGGAGTAAAATCGAAACCAATTGTACTCCCGAAAGGAGTAACAATGCCTACAAGGCCTTCGCCGAGTGTGAGCGGGAAGTACGCCAATCGGAACAGGATTTTCGTCCTGATTCTAATCCTTATCGGGATTTTTCCCGACTTGGACGCCTACTATGGGCAGATCTGTTCAGCTCCCTAGATAACAAAATCTATGGAGAGGAACTGACTCCCAAGCATGGGCCTGGCGCCACGTCTGACAGGCTTAAGGGAAACCTTAAGTACCTACAATCAGAGTGGACCGAGAGATTGGATGAGGTGTTTCCACACTGGGAACAACTCATCCCCAATCCGAACTATATTGATCGGTTGGGCTCGGTTACTATCCTCGAACCTGGAGCAGAGAGACCCGTCAGGGTTATCACTGTTCCTAAGACGCTGGACAAGCCGCGCATTATCGCTATTGAGCCAACCTGTATGCAGTATATGCAGCAGGCCATACTCACTGAGATAAGGCAGAAATTTCGGGAGAATGACAACGCCCGTAATTTCGTGAATTTCGATCGGCAAGAACCTAACCAGATTCTTGCCAAGCAGGGCTCCATCACTGGAGCTCTGGCTACACTCGACTTGAGTGAAGCATCGGATCGCGTGTCCAACCAGCATGTACGTGCTTTGCTGCTCAACCACCCGAATCTCTTCGGTGCGGTTGACGCAACAAGGTCACGAAAGGCTGAGATTTTGATCGACG